TGGTCCTTGTTCTATCATTTTTTGTCTTCTTATTTGTTTCTCTGTGGGTTGTAACATATTATTTAAATCATCATATGTCAACTCCGAATCTTTTTTTAATTTTTTTACTACCCATTTATATGACCATGGTTGTAGTTTTAATGTAGTATCTTGCCAATAGTGAGTTTGATTAGGTAATAATGTTAATACATTTTTTACATTAACTTTCTTTTGTTCTTCTTCATTTAACAAAGTCTTTAACCATTCAACAAGAATAGCTTTAGCTTTGTTTCTTATCTTACTCATTTTCTTTGTATTCATTTTTTTAACTTTATTAATTTAAAATTATTTTCTCTATCAAAATATCTATATGACATTCTGACTGGCATAAATTTATAAACATAATCAAACACAATAGTTTCATCTAGTTCTTTACAACTATAAACATCAAGCTGTACTAATGCAGGATTCATTTCATCCCATGAGTGTAAAGTAATATGGGATGTTTCTATTATAGTCACACAAGTTAATCCTCTATTACCTTTTACATCACAATACTTTGCATAAGGACCAGCCAGTATTTTCATATCAATATCTTTTATTAAATTCTTAGTCCACTTCCTCATCATCTTTAAATCTTTAGGAGGGTCTAAGACTTCTGCTCTAACTAGCAAGTGTTTGTGTTTTAATTCCATCTGTAAATTCTTTTGTTATATCTTCTACATTAGGTTCTTTAACTACATCAGCTAAGAACACATTCTTATTTGCATATTTAAATACTCTTAATCCTTTACCTTTGTTTGCATCTGCATAACATTCAAACTTATGTATACAAAATTGACAACCAACTGGTATAACTTTGTTTCCATTCTTCTCTGTCTTTAATGGATAACATCTTTCAGGTGGTGTATCACTAGCAAGTTTAGTATTCAAATCTTTTATTAAACTTTTTGTATCAGGTTTAGCTAAGTCTTCAGGTTTATAAAAACATATATCACCACTTGATTTATCAGCAACAAGAAAACCTCCCTTGTTAGTTCCATTAGCTGTTTCATATCCTGATAACTGGGCATGATAACCAAATGGGTCATCATTAACTATCTCACCATTCTTAAATTTTTTAAAACTAAAAGGTGAAGCAGACTTAACATCACATACTTCACCATCTACTTTAGCATCCATATGTCCTTTAACATCATCTACTTTAACTTTCTTTTGTCTATCTTCTACTTTATGTCCTGCTAATTCTGTCAAGTATAAAAGTAAATGTTCAATGATATGACCATATAAAAATTTTAAATTATTACTAGCATCATATTCTTTTGTTTCTTTAGGAGAATATTTATCATACCATAATTGTCTTGCAGGTTTACCTAAGATACTCATTCTTAGTACACCATTGTATTTTTCTTTTACTGGTGGTGTGTTCCATGCAATCATAGCTTCCTTAACATTGTTAAGAAATGAGTTCATGTTCTCTTCTGTTATGGGTGCAGGTTTACCATTTGATATATCAGCTATAAGTTTTTTAATATCTTCAGCTACTGTATCAATGCGTTTCTGACCAGTTGTTTCCAATTTTATATTCTCCATCTAATTCACATCTAAGCTTTAATATTTTACCAGCATCTCTAATTGATTGTACTGCCAATCTACCAAACTCATCTGCCCTTTCTTGTTCTACTTCGTATTGAAACTCATCATGTACATTTACTACAGGATAAGCTTTGATTCGTTCTCTTTTAACATATTCTTCTAGCTTTGTCAACGCAACCTTCATGACTGTTGCTCCTGCTCCTTGAAGCAAACTATTTAGGGCTGCGTGGGGGTGTCTGATGATGATTTTTCTTCCATCAAGTCCTTTAAGCCATCTTCTGTTAGACTTAGATACTCCATCCACTTTTTCTCGTAAGCTTCTAAGACTTGGTGTTGCTCTAAGAAACTTTTCTTTAACTCTTTCGCCATCTCTTTCCGAACCTCCAATGATACTTCCGATTTTTTTTGACCCTGCTCCATAGATGAAAGCATAGATAAAAGTCTTCGCTGCATCTCTTGTTTCCAAACCAGCAGCAGTTTGATTTGCTGTGTGTATATCTCCATTAATAACTTCATTTATATATTCCTTATCATTCATGTAGTGTGCTAACATCCTTAACTCTAATCCAGATGCATCCACACCAACTAATTTATATCCCTTTTCTACTATCCATAATCCTCTACATTCTTTTCCATAAGGTGAGTACACAGCAGGGATTTGTGCCATGTTGGGTGCTTGATGACTCATTCTACCAGTAATAGTACCATTGGTAATTACTTTGCCATGTACTCTCCCATCTTCCTTAATTGCTTCTACCCAGGAGGAAACTTGGGCAATCCTTTTTTGAAGCATTAAGTATTCGTTTATTAACTTAGCTTCAGGTATATCTTTTATTTCTGATAATACTTTTTCATCTACAATTACATGACCCTTATCAGTTTTCTTTTGTGGTTTCCAACCAAGCATCATTAGTCTTTCACCTATTTGTTGTCTTGAACCAAGGTTAAACTCTTTGTATTTAACTTTAGTAAAAGGCACTCCCTTTACATACCCTCTTGCTTTGTTATTAGATTTAGGAATAAACACTTCTTCTATTCTTAGAGGAGGAAATGTAGCCCTAACCTTATTTTGTAAATCATTCATATGTTCTTGAAACTTAGCTTGTAATTCATATGCTCCAACAACATCAATCTTAAATCCTTTTTCATGTTGTCTTTGAATTATCTTAGCAACTTCATGTTCAAGTTCAACTGAATAACCAAAATCTTTTACTCTTTTAATTAAGAAATTATATAGTCTTTGTGTTAAGTCTACATCATTTCTACAATACTTTAGCATCTCTTCACTAAAGAAATCAAATTGTTCAAACTCAATCTTACTATGACCAAGCTTTGTTCCCCAATTTTTTAGTGAGTGTCCACCATCTATAACTGGATTTAATAATCTAGATAGTACAAGTGTATCTGTTATCTTACAGTTCTTAAATAAATCATAACCAAAAAATTTATTTAAGACTGGTATATCAAAGCCAATTATATTATGTCCAATAACTTCTTCAGTTTGTTTTATAAACTCTTCAAACCTATGCAGATTGTTTTCTTTAAACTGATAAAATGTATCATCATGTTTACAAACAATACACCAAATCTTATCTGCAGTTAGTGTTGTTTCTATATCTAGAATTACTTTATTAAAAGTCACTTGACTGTACCTCAATTAATCTTCCAGTATCAATGTTATACTTTAGATTACTACATGGTCCAGTTATTCCAGAAAATCTATTCTTTAATACTCTAACCCTTGTAGTATTTCTAATATCAGGGTCATCATTTTGTGCATCTCTTTCAAGTCCTATTACAATATCACTAAGTTGTCCTATACTAGCTGACCCTCTTAATTGTGATAAAGATGTTGCTGCACCTTCTTCATGTCCTTTGCCATCTGGTCTTCTCAAATGAGATACAACAATCATAGCAACACCAGTTTCTTGTACAAGTGTTCTAAGTCTAGTCATGATTTCATCTAATGCTCTTCTCTCATCACCATGAGACTGGTCTGAAACAATGATACTAACATGGTCTATAACTACATACTTACAGTCTAAACCTTTAGCTAAGAATCTAACTCTTGATACTATGTTGTCAATAGAGTTAGAACCAAAATGGTCAAACATAAATACTCTACCAGTACCAACTGTCTTATCAAAATAAGTTTTCATTTCTTCTTTACTTAGATGTACATCTGGTAAATGTAATCTTTGATTAGCTTCTATACTCATCAAACCTTTTGAAGTAATGACTGGTGTTTCCTCTAGCATTAACAAACCAACATTGTCTTGTGTTGTTTTAATTATGTGATGTACTATCTCTCTCATAACTTGAGTCTTACCTAAGCCACTTCCTGCAGTAAAGGTTACTAACTCTGAAGGTCTAATACCATAAGTTATTTTATTTAATTCTTCAAATGGATATTGTACAAATGATTTAACTGTTGGTTTAGTTATCTCATCAAATAAAGTATTAGCATTTATTATTCCATCTGGTGCAAATACTTTTGCATCCCAGAAAGCTTTAACATATGTTTGTATTTTATTTTTACTTAAACAATCTGAAGCATCTTTGAAGTCATTAGGTAAATGCATTATCTTACATTTGCCTGGACTAAATAATTCTGCTACTTTGTATGCTCCATCTTTTCCTTGTTCAT